GGCGGAAAGATATCTATGATTCCACCTGCAGCAGATGTGGCTAACACTTATGTTAAAAAATTCTTAGGCGGAAATCCGTATGCAGTAGTAGCCAACAGAAATGGTATAATTTCTAACCCAAATATTATTGGCGTAGAATACATGATTGACAAAAAAGACCGTGATTCACTTGAACCATTTGGATATAATTCAATCATCGAAAAAGCAACGACTGGCCAGGTTATGATATACGCTAACTCGACAGCTTATCAAACTGTTAAGAGCGATTTCAACAACTTACATGTAAGAGAATTACTTAATACTATCGAAATACAAATAGAAGACGTTTTAGGACAATACATTTTCGATTTTAACAGTGCAGTTACAAGATTGAATATTGTTAATTCAATTACTCCAATTCTTGAAACTATTAAAGATGCTGGAGCACTTGTTAAATACGAAGTTGTAATGGATGAAACAAATAACACGCAGGATTTAATTGCCGAAGGATTCGGTATCATCGACATAAATGTTTGGGTTACTGATGTTCTTTACAAAATTGTTAACAGAATCACGCTTAACAAAGACTACGGAATTAGCTCAGGTGGATTTGTATTCTAATAGTTAAACTAATGAAAATAAAATAAGAATAATAATATGGCAGATTTTACAAGTCAAGGCACATTCGGTTTATCACACTTTAGAAATTCTCGTGCATCACAAGAAAATTTCGAACCTATATATCTTAACCTATTTACAATACAGATTGAGTTACCAGCAGCAATAGGTTCGACTCCCGAGAACACGAATCTTCTCCTTGAGAACATTCAGAATATCGGCGGATTGAAATCACACAAATTCCCTGCATCTCCTGTAGCTCAGTATTACAAATGGGCAGCTAGAAGATTCGCAGGAGCAAAACCTTCTGAAACAACTATGGATTTAACTATAGACTTTGAAGTTAACGTTGACCATACTCCAAGCGCATATACAATCAAAACACTTCGTAAGTGGTGCGACCTTGTATACGACCCGCTTACAGGTAGAACCGGCGTCAAAGCAGATTACGTAGCTCCATGGATGTTAATTACGATGTATGATAGAGCAGCTCGCCCATTCTGGCAGTGGAAGTGTTACAATGTATTCCCAATGACAGCTATGCCTGAAATGGCTCTTAGCTATCAGTCAGAAGAATTGTACAAGGTTACTGGATTCGGAATCGCAGTTGATCACTGGGACGAAACAATAGTATAATTTATTTCAGATTATATAGATAAACTTAAAGAGGAAAGAAATTTCCTCTTTTTTTATTGGTTTTTCTTAAAACTTGTTACTTTTTTAACCATAAGATAATATATAAAATAAAATTATATCAAATGGAAAACGAAAAAGAAAGCCAAGAAAAAATTTTAGAACAATATGCAAAGAACGTTGAAGCGCCCACGACCGAAAATAAGCCGAACGATATTCGCATAGGGCCACCTATTACTGAAGTCCCTAACGCAAGAATGCCGTGGATGAGAGATGAACATCCTCTTGCTAATACAATTGGTTGGATTCCAATTCCAATGAAAGAACTTCCAACTCAAGGACTTTTTTATCCTCAAGATACAGTAATCGCGGTTCGTTCGGCCACGGGCGCTGAAATTAGACACTGGTCAACTCTTCAAGAGGATGATCTTTCCGCTCTTGATGATATGTTGAACTACGTTATAGAACGTTGTGTAACTATTAAAATAGAATCAAAAGAAAATCTTGGAGAAAGAAAAGATTATCTTTCATGGAAAGACATAAAAGAAATAGATCGTTTTTATCTTCTTCTTGCTGTTCATGAATTAACTTTCCCAAATGGCGAAAATAAACTTCAGGTTAAAGTATCTGATAAAATGAAGGTTGATGTTCGTAAGGAAATGATTAATTATATTACGTTCGATCCTCAACTTATGAGATATTATAGTGAAGATCAGAGATGTTTTGTTCTTAAGCCTAAGGGTGGACAAGCATTAATGCTCGACATCCCTAGTGTTGGAGTAACTCAGTGGCTAAAGCAATATATTATTAGAAAGCAAAGAATGCAAGAAATCATTGATGAGGATTATCTTAATTTTGCTCCATTTGTTATTCGTAGTTGGAGGGGCCTAAACGATGATGTTTATCATAAGCTTGTTGAAGATTCAAATCGTTGGAACGTTACAACCATATCTCTTATGGTGCAATTTAAAAAATTATTTAGTGACACTATAAATCCTGTAATTAGATTCAAGGATGAAGGAGGTGTGGAGCAAGTAGCTCCCTTAAACTTTCAAGGCGGGATTAAATCTCTTTTCCTTATTTCAGATCCATTTGGACAGTTGGAATAAAATTGAATTTATATTTGCTCATAAACTTCACATTCCACCATCAGAACTGGAAAGACTTGAGTTTTACCGTATACAATTCTTGTTAAATGAATTTGAAGAATATGTTAAACGAGAAAATAAAGAATATGAAAAACAACAAAGAATGATGGACAAAACAGGGCCAGGTAGCTTTAAACCACCAAGTATGAGTCCTAATATGGGAGGCTTTAAAGTTCCGGAATTTAAAATGCCAACCTTTAATACTCCTAAACTCTAAGACGCGAAAGCGTCTTTTTGTTTTTAGTAGAGATATATAAAATAAATTTAATATCTTTACATGAAGACTTCTCCGGAGTTATTATCCAGTATTTTACAAGTTCTTACAAAAATTGAAAAAAAGATGGGTGGCGAGAGCGCTGAACCGTCTAAGCCTACATTCTCAGATTTAATAACAGGCAAGAAAAGCGTTAAGGATATTTTTAAAAAGAAATCTAAAGAAGAAGAAAATACAATAAAAGCATTATCTTTAGGCGTTGAAAAACTTAATAAAGAACTTAAAAAGGTTGATTTAGAGAAATTAGATTCTATATACAAATTACTTGGACGCAGTAAGAAATTAACTGAGATAAGTACATTATTTGAAAATATCGCTGGCAAAGATTTAGTTACATTTAGAAATAATTTAGGCGAATTATCACAAAGTATTTTATCATTAAATAGCGAATTAGATAAATTAGACGTAGATACCCTTTCATCTATTCAAGAACAATTTGCAAAATCAAATATCAATATTACGGATTTTAATCAATTAGTTACTAATATTGATTTTTCCCCTCTTGATAACATAGCCGATGTTGTGTTAAAATTAAATACAGCATTTGATACTCTGCCAATTATTCAAGCAGAAAATTTTAGAAATTCTTTAATATATTTGACCGATAGCTCTAAAAAGCTTATGACGGAATTAGAAAGTTTATCAAAGGTTAATGTTGATATACTTGAAAAATACTCTCAAGCAAATATATTAGAACAGTCTATATTAAGTGATACTACACTAAATAAATTTGCGTTATTAAAACAACACATCGAAGATTCGGCGAGTAAACTTCAATTAATGCATAGTAATTTTTCCAAATTTGATGAAGAATTTATTCAGAAGTTGACATCTATTGGCAGTAAGTTAGATGATGAGTTAATCGGAAAAATAAAAGTCTTTAATGATAATATCAACAATACCTTAGTATCTTTATCTACGATAAAAAGCAATTTAACTAATTTAGATATAAGTTCTTTAGAATCTTTAATGTCTATAGATGTTAATAAAAATTCGTTGGCTGGAGAAAATGGCATTAAAAATTTATTGCTTTTAAAGAAAAATATTAATCTTCTTACTGAAGATACTGACACATTATTTAAAAAGTTATCAACTATTAAATTTGATATTGTTAATGAAATAATTTCAAAGGGCGGAAATTTATCATTAATCCTCAATGATTTAAATACAATAACATTTAATCCTCTTAATATAGGCATTTCGGAATCCTTAGATAATTTATCTCGTTTAAATAGAGAAATATCAAATATCGATATCTCGGCAATTAAAAATCTTTCATCTGCTTCAGGGGTTGAAATAATAAGTGAAGATGCTATTAAGAAAATCGAAGATTTTAAAATAAAAATTTATCAATCTTCGGAAAATCTTATAGCATTTAAAAACAGTTTAACATTATTTAATAAAAACGGCCTTAACACAATTTCAGACGCCGGAATAACTCTTAATTGGATATTCGGAGATTTAATAAATGAGAATTTAAGAAATTTTTCAAAAGAAATATCGAATGTTATTTCGGATATATCAACATTAAATAATAAACTTAGTACCATTAATGTTGCAGAAATTGATAAATTAAATACCTTTGGCGCGCAATTAAAAGATACCTTTGATAAGCTCAATGATATTAAAGAATTTAATGCTGCACTTATTAAAGAAATAAATCCAGCCTCTATATTTGGAGATTTAACACGAGATAAAATATCAGCATTTAAAGATAATGTAGCAAATTCTTCTGTTGCAATATTACAATTAAATCAAGAGTTACAGAATTTAAGTAATGTTCCATTAGATAAACTATCAGAAATTGGAGGCTCGTTAAATAGCGCAATATCGCAAATTGATATTTCAAGAATTGAAGAATTTAAGGCTCAAATACAATCTTTTGCGGATAGCACTAAACATTTAGGCGCTGAGCTTAAGAATTTAGATGCTAAACCTTTAGATAATATAAGCAAATCTTCAGATAAGCCTGTAAATAAAGATTCTTTAATAAGTATGTTGTTAGGTAATACTAGCATGAAACAATGGGCTATGTTAAGATTAAACGCTGGTATTATTAAGAAAATATCTGAAAATTTAGATGCATTAAGTATTGGCGCTGAAAATTTATCTATTTCTTTAAGTAAAATTAACTTTGGAGAATTTAATGCATTCGCTGAATTATTAAGCAAAGACATAAGCGATAAATCCGTATTTGGAAATGAAACTTCTAAAAATATTTCAGCAGCGGCAGAACAAATTAAAACTCTTTACGAGAACACCGAGAAGTTTAATCAGCAACTTGCTCAAATAGATGTTAATATAGTCGACAATCTTGTACAAAGTGTATCTAAACCTATTGAAGAAGTTTCAATTTTCTCTTCATCGACTTCAAATATTGTTGATAAGTTTAAAACAAATATGATTAAAACTTCTAATGCTGCAGAAAAATTAATGAAGCAATTTAGTGGTTCAAGGCTTAAAGATTTTAAAGCGTTTTATGAAATATTAAATACGAAATTTAAATCTAATTCATTATTGGATTGGCTACAAGATACAAATAAACAACGAATTTTTAATTTTAATATTAGTGAATTATTAAAAAACATAGTTGAACTAGGAAAAGAATTAGAACCACTTAAATCTTTAAATCTTAAAGGTCTAGAACAATTAAATTCCCTGTTAACAATTTCAGCGAAAGATTTTAAAAATCATCCATTGTTAACGCTTCAAAACGGATTAAATATTAAAGTTAATTTATTATATATAGCCGAAGGATTGCAGGAATTAAATGAACAATTAGAAAAAACTGATGTACAAAAAATCAAAGATCTTTCATCCGGGCTTGATAAATTAGAAATGCCTTC